TGCTGTTACCGATCAGCTTGAGCTTCACGCTTACGATGACGTCATTCTCGGCGCTACCGAGGAAATGGGCGCTTCTGCAGCAGAGACTCAGGAAACCCTTATCCGCGACGCTCTTCTTGTTAACACCAACGTTCTTTACTGCGACAACGTAACCCTTGAGACCGGTGCAGTTGCAGGCACTCCTACCACTCCCGCAGAGATGGAGGCGAGTGCTACCGTTATGAGTGTATTCACTCCCGATATGGTCGCAAAGGCTATCACCATTATGAAGAAGAACCGCGTGCCTACCATCAACGGTAAGTATTACGCTGTTATTCACCCCTCTGTTGCTTACGACCTCCGCAAGTCCAAGGACTGGATCGAGGCTCACAAGTATGCACAGCCCGGCGAGATCTACAACGGCGAGATCGGTGAGATCCACGGCTGCCGCTTCATTGAGAACGTATTCGCTCCTATCCTTGACGGCGAGTATGCCAACAAGGCGGGCGGCGTGACCTACGCAACCTATATGTTCGGTAAGGACGCATTCGGTATCATTGACCCCGAGGGCGGCGCACTTGAAATGATCGTTAAGGACAAGTCGCAGGTCGGCGGTCCTCTCAATCAGTTCAGCACTATTGGCTACAAGTTTGAGACCAACGGTGCGACTATGCTCTATTCGGAGCGTCTGCTTCGTATTATGAGCTGTTCTTCTTACAGCGCAACCGACGAAGCTAACTAATCACTTGATCGGGGGGCAGGGATTGTTCCTTGCCCCCTTATCCATTACAAGGAGGATAAAAATGAGTAAGAAAGTAACTATACCCACCGACGGTGGCAATCCTTTTGTCGTTATACTCGGCGGTGTCAAGTATGTATATAAACCGGGAGAGACCGTAGACGTTCCCGACGGTGTTGCTCTCGAAATCGAAGAATGGAAGCGCTGGAAAAATAAGTATCACGGCGCAGTTCAGCCGCCTTTTGCGGCAGGCGACGACGGTTCAGCCGTACAGCCCGACCTCTCGCAGAACGACCCTGCGGCCGCAGACTATGTGAAGAATAGAACACACTATGAGGAAACGAAAAATGTGGTAATTGCAGAAGACCCTCAAGCGCGTAACATTATGCCACATATAAAGTCGACTGTCGAAGGTTATTCTACAAACGGTTATCTGCGCGGAGACGCTATCATACCGGGCGAAACTTATGTGGTTAATTTCGACGGCGTAGATTATGTTGGCGTAGCATACGAAGGTTCTTCTATAGTCTGTATATTTGGTGGTGGAGATGGAAAAAGTGATTATACCAAAGCCCCGTTCAATATACTCGTATTACCTGAAAATGAGGTAATGCTTATGACTACCGATGGCAAACAGCATCAGCTTAAGATAGTCCACGTTCAAAAGCACATTAAGAAGCTTGACAAGAAGTATTTGCCCGACAGCATTCCTTACGAAGAAAACACCGTAGTCAACGAACCTCTCAACATCACTTGGGATGGCAATACCGAGGGGTTGGTAAGTGTTACTTTAGGCAGTGCTACGTATTATCACGTATCGGCTATCGTTCTTAGTGACGATCATATTAGAATGGCAACCGTGGCCGACACGATGGGCGATATAGTAGCACTTGACGATCAATGGAATGACCCAGAAAACTCTCCGACGGTCACCGAAGATGTAGTCGCTTTTCATGGATCAATATGCTTTGCAAGAAAAGATAACGCAGCTTATTCGGATGAATTTGTCACGACAACTTTTCCCAAAGCAGGCATTTATTTCGCCGCGATTCCAAATTTTGTGCACATTAACTCCCTCACCACCACCGAACCCGTAGAGCAGACAAAGACCGTTGTCAAGAAGCTCGACAAGAAGTTCCTGCCCGATGATGTTGGCGGTGGCTCTATTATGTATTGCGGCGGAAACAACGACGATGATGATGTTCACCTCTTCCACTTTGACTTTGATACTGGCGAAATAGGCGCTGCTGTTACACGAGCGGAATTAGTGGCGGCGTTTAAGCACGGTGCAATATACATCGCGCTAATTGACGAGTATAGTGTGAGTTACAAGCTTGCTACATTTGTGTATTTCGGTAATAATGATGGCTATATTGGAACCTCTGACGAGGAGTATTTCCACACAGCTGAATTTGAACAGTCAAGCGGGCCCGTGTAATCTCTACAATGTCACTCTCGGTTTTCGGGGGTGGCGGAAAATAAAATCACATAAGGAGAACTAAAATGGCTAACACAGCAAAAGAACTCCGCATTAAGTCGGAGAACCTTAAAAACGGTATTGCACCGCTCTTGAAGCAGCTTGTAACTACCAACCTCGAAATCGACAAGCAGATTGATGATAATAATGCGATTATCGCTCAGGCTAACGCGAACATCGAACAGCTCTATCGTGAAAACGAGGAGCTTGCCGTCATCAAGGGTGACAACGAGACATTCATTTCAAAGGTCGAGGAAATCCTCGCAGAATAAAGAAAGGCAAAGGTGAAAACTATGGCAACAAACAACGAAAAGCGCGTTGCGCTTACCATTCCGAGAGGCGCGGCAAACGACGAGCCCAACGTATTTATCAGCGTGAACGGTGTGGGCTATCTGCTCCCCAAGGGCAAGACATCTATGGTGCCGCCCTTCGTTAAGGCAGAATACGACAGATCTGTCGCCGCGCAGAACAAGATGGACGAGCACGTGGACGAGCTGCTCGAAGCGGCTAATAAGCCCCTGCCCGGTACAGTATAACACAAGGGGACCTCGTGTCCCCTTTTTTGACAGGAGGACTACAATATGACAATTCTTGAAGCTATAAACCGCACCGACCGCATAAAGCCGAACACCTACAGCAATTCCGACAAGGTGCGTTGGCTTTCGAACCTTGACGGAGTGGTTAAGAATGAAATCATTGATACCCACGAGGGCGGCGAGGACGTCCGCTTTGAGGGCTACAATGACGAAACGCTTCTTGCCACCGAGCTTCTTATCCCCGCGCCTTATGACGAGGTGTATATCCGCTATCTTGAGATGCAGATAGACTATGCAAACGGGGAATACGGCAAGTACAACAACAGCACTATCGCATATAACACAGCTTTTTCGGCTTTCGAGAAGTATTATAACCGCGAACACATGCCCCGCAGCTACGGGCAAAGATTTCTTTTCTGATTGGAGGCGAGAATATGAAGTATTACCCCGAGCTTTCGGAGCTTCCCGCAACGAGAGAAATGATTGACGTATTCAGGGGATATAACCATAATCTCCGCATAGGGGACGGCGAGTTTTTCGATATGAAGAATCTCTGCTCGGCAAACTATCCCGTTCTCTCTCCCCGCCCGAAGCGAGGCGTTTATGCTTCACCCGGCACGATTGGCGGTATGATAGGCAAGGACACGCTTTGCTACGTTGACGGACACGAATTTGTTATCGATGATAACAGGATCGATATGGGGCTGACGATAGGCACCTCACCAAAGACGCTTGTATCTATGGGTGTATACGTCATTATTATGCCCGACAAGAAATATATCAACACCGAGGATCTGACCGACTACGGAGATATTGAGGCGAGTGTGACAACTTCCTCTACCGTCACGTTTACGCTTTGCAAGAACGACGGCACAGCCTTTGAGGGTGCGGCGGTGCAGGCTACGGCTCCCTCAAATCCCAAAAATATGGACTTGTGGATTGATACCTCAAGCGTGCCTCACGCGCTGAAGCAGTATTCCGACACAAGCTCGATGTGGATAAGCATTGCAAGCACTTATATCAAGATATCCGCGACGGGTATCGGCGTTCCTTTCTCCGACGGCGACGGCGTGAGCATATCGGGCATTGAAAGCCCCGATCTTGCGGACCTGAACAGCCGTATGATCATTTGGTCGCGCGGTGACGATTACATTGTGGTGACGGGTATGCTTGACCGTGTGACAACTCAGGCGACACCTGTTACCGTTGCAAGGCAGATGCCCACAATGGATTTTATCATTGAATCGAAAAACCGACTTTGGGGCTGCCGCTACGGTACTGCTCTGAACGGTGACGTTGTCAATGAGATCTACGCCTCGAAGCTTGGCGATTTCAGGAACTGGAACAGCTTTATGGGTATTTCGACCGACTCGTGGGTTGGCGGTGTTGGTACTGACGGACCTTTTACCGGAGCTATTACGCACGGTGGGTATCCGATATTCTTCAAGGAGAGCTGTATGCACAAGGTTTACGGCGACTCGCTCCCCTTCGGCATTCAGGATACCGCTTGCAGAGGCGTGCAGAGAGGCTGCAGCCGCTCCCTTGCCATTGTAAACGAGGTGCTTTACTACAAGTCGCGCTCGGCTGTGTGTGCCTATGACGGCTCTTTGCCCGTGGAGATCTCTTCGGCTCTCGGTGACGTGCAGTACACGGCAGCCGTGGCAGGTGCGCTTGGCAACAAATACTACGTTTCTATGCTTGATATGAATAACAAGCATCATCTGTTCGTATATGACACTCTCAAGGGTATGTGGCACCGAGAGGACGATACAAAGGTGCGCGCCTTCTGCAATCACAGAGGCGAGCTTTACTATATCGACGGTGAGGACAAGCAGATCAAGACCGTGCTCGGCTCGGGAGAGATCGACGATACACCCGTGAAGTGGATGGCGGAGACCGGAATTATCGGCACCGACTCGCCCGACAAGAAGTATATATCACGGCTTGACGTGCGAATGTACCTTGATATGGGCGCGAGGGCGTTCTTTTACATTCAGTATGACTCGAGCGGTGCGTGGGAACACATTTACACCGCAAACGGCGACAGACTGCGCAGCTTCCCCGTGCCTATCCGTCCGAGACGGTGCGACCACTTGCGGCTTCGCATTGAGGGCGAGGGAAATGCCAATATTTATTCCATTTGCAAGACGATCGAGCAGGGGAGTGATATTTAATGAGCTATGACATTCGCAAACCGATGATAACGGAATCGACGGAGCGGGGACAGCTCTTGCAGATCAAGAGTTATCTCATTCAGCTTGTCGATCAGCTCAATTTTGCTTTGCGTGCGCTGGAGAGAGGCGCGGGGAACGCTTCAACCACCGAGGGAGAGCCGAGCTTGAAGCTCACGGCGGGTCTTTTTAGCGAGATCAAGAGCCTTATTATGAAGTCGAGCGACATTATTAATGCCTATTATGAGAAGATGGAGCCGAAATTCGGCGAGAAAATAGAGGAACATAACACGGCGGAAGATTCTCACGCTGACATCAGAGAGCTTATTAAGAAGCTGACTGAGACGCTTGACACGTTCGAGGACGGCGAGGACGGCGTAAGCCCTACGGTCGAGGTCAGTAAAACGGGGTCCGTAACCACTATCGCTATTACAGACGTTAATGGTACCAAAACGGCGACCATTAACGACGGAGCTAAAGGCGACAAAGGTGAAAAAGGTGATAAGGGCGACACCGGTCTGCAAGGCGAGCAAGGCATTCAGGGTATTCAAGGCGAGAAGGGCGACAAGGGCGAGACCGGCAACACGGGTCCGCAAGGTCCCAAAGGTGATACCGGTGAGACCGGACCGGCAGGACCGGCGGGTGCTACGGGTGCAACAGGACCGCAGGGACCCAAAGGCGATACGGGATCTACGGGTCCTCAAGGTCCTAAAGGCGACGCGGGAGCCGCC